CGCATCCGGCATCGACATGCAGCCGCTCTACGCAAGCGACGCTAGGCAATTGCAGTTCGTGACTGGCGAAGCACAGTACATGGAGCGGTGGGGATTCGATGCCGTGCTTCAGATGAACCCGATCGTCTCTGTACCGCAAGATTTTGCCGATTCGTTGACGGTCGGCTTGATTGATGTGGATGTTGTGTATCCGCCTTAAAGCCTTACCTCGCTAAACAACCCGGAACCCCGCCAAGATCGGGGTTTTTGCATTTGAGCGCCGGAAACGGCCCATCTGGAGTTTTACATGAGCATTCCTGCCTCGGACATTGTTAGTGTTCAGCCGGGCGTCGTTGGCGCGGGCGGATCGGCATTTGATCTGAACGGCCTGATTCTGACGGCCGATACCTCGGTGCCCATCGGCACGGTGATGTCCTTCGCCAATGGCGATGATGTCGATGCATTCTTCGGTGCCACCGCACCGGAGGCGATTTATGCGGGGAATTACTTCCTGTCGTATGTGAACGCCACGAAGACGCCGGGCGCGGTTCTGTTCGCGCAATACCCGACTGCCAGTGTCGCGGGCTATCTGCGCGGTGGTTCGGTTGCTGGCCTCACCATGACGCAACTTCAGGCGCTCTCTGGCACGCTGATCGTCACTGTCGATGGTGTTGTGAAGACTTCGACGGCGATCAACCTTTCGGCGGCTACGAGCTTTTCGAATGCCGCAACGATCATCGCGGCCGGCTTTACGTCGCTCGGCGGAACGGTCTCTTACGACAGCCAGCGAGCGGCATTCAAGATCACCTCGTCAACGACTGGTGCGAATTCCAGCGTGGGTTTTGCGACCGGCACGCTGGCTGCGGGGATCAATATGACTGCGGCTACGGGCGCCGTTACTTCGCAAGGCGCTGTCGCAGGCGTCCCGGCTACCAACATGCAAGGAATCGTCCAGATTTCGCAGAACTGGGCCGCATTCATGACGGTTTTCGATCCCGACAATGGGTCGGGCAACACGCAGAAGCTCGCGTTCGCTGCGTGGACGAACTCAAAGAACAATCGCTATGCGTATGTTGCATGGGATACGGATCCACAAGCCATTGTTCAGAACAGCACAACCTGTTTCGGTGCGCTGGTGAAAGCCAGCGACTTCTCCGGAATCATGGCGGTCTATAAGGATCCGCAGGTTGCCGCCTTCGTGTTGGGCATCGCTGCGTCGCTCGACTTCGCGCGAACCAACGGGCGTACGACGTTCATGTTCCGGTCGCAAACCGGACTGGCAGTCACCGTAACCGACGAAACGACCGGCGACACGCTTACCGCCAACGGTTACAACTTCTACGGCGCCTGGGCATCGCGGAATAACGGTTGGACGTTCCTCGCTAATGGACAGATCAGCGGTCCGTTCCTGTGGGCTGATGCGTACTTCAACCAGATGTGGCTGAACGACTCGTTGCAGGTTGCGGGCATGGATCTGCTGACGCAAGTCGACTCGGTTCCGTACAACCCGGCCGGCGATGCGCTGGTCGAGCAGGCGTACATGGACCCGATCAATGCGGCGCTGAACTTCGGCGCAATCCGTACGGGCGTCACCTTGTCGAGCCTACAGGCCGCGGAGATCAACAACGCTGCCGGCATCACTATCGCGCCGACCCTTCAAACGCGCGGTTGGTACTTTCAGCGCGGCCCCGCTACTGCAGCAATTCGCGTGGCGCGTGGCCCGACCGCTGACACCCTCTGGTACACCGATGGTGGCGCCGTGCAAGCCCTGTCGCTCGCATCTCTCGACGTTCAGTAAGGAATAGACATGGCAACTTTGACTAACGCCAACAGCGTCCTGATGCTTGCGGTGGGTGGCATTTTCCCGGTACCACAGCAATTGCAGGGCTACTCTACCGACGACATGTTCAGTTCCCCGGATGTGACGTCGGCGGAAGCGATCATGGGTGTTGATGGCAATCTGTCGGGCGGCTACACGCCCTACCCCACCGTCATCGAGATTACGCTCCAGGCCGACTCGCCGTCTGCCTTCATTTTCGATACGTGGGGCTCCGCAGAAGACACTGCGCGTGAAATTTTCATCGCGCAACTGACGATCCTGCTGCCTGGAACGGGACAGAAGTTTGCCTGCACCAAGGGCATCATGACCAGCAAGAGCAAGATGCCGACCGGCAAGAAGATTCTCCAGCCCCGGAAATGGGCGATCACTTTTCAATCCGTCAGCCCGGCACCGTTCTGATATGGCTCGCAAAACTGCTACCGTCAAGATCGAAGCGAAAGGCCGCGACATTGGCAAGGTATTCGTTCTCACTGAACTGTCTACGGCAGATTCGGAAGAATGGGCCGGTCGCGCGCTCTTCTCGCTTATGAATGCCGGCGTGGATATTCCGGACAACATCGCCGAGGCCGGGCTAGCCGGTCTTATGGCGATGGGCATCAAGGCGATCACGAAACTTCCGTTCGATGCAGCAAAACCGCTGCTCGACAAGATGATGGAGTGCGTCCAGATCCAGCCGAGCGCTGGAGTGGTGCGCGGGTTGATCCCGGACGACATCGAAGAAGTATCCACGATGTTCAAGCTCCGCAAGGAAGTCTGGAATCTGCACACCGATTTTTTTACCGGCGCCGAGTCCTAGACACCGGACCTCCGGCTATCCCGAACTCGCGCCTGATTTCCTACGCGAACCTGCCTAAATCGATCGGCACGCTTGTCTCGCGGGGGAAAGCCACGCTCCATGAACTGCAGACCGTGTACGGCGCCGAGGATCTCTACAACATGCTCGAGATTCTCGTAGTCGACGCCTTCAACGAACGCGCGCTGAGCAAGCAAGGAAATTGACGTGGCTACCGTAATCGACAGCTTGGTTGTCACGCTCGGACTCGACCCGAAGGCATTCAAGGCGGGATCAGCGCAGGTTCGTAGCGATCTCAAGTCGACCTCGGACGAGGCCACCAAGACAGCCAAAGAGATGGAGGCCCGCGGGAAACAAGCCGCGGAGTTCTTCTCGAAGATTCGAAACGAAGCACTGGCAATGCTCGCCGTCTTTACGGCCGGCGTTGGCCTCAAGAACTTCGTGGAGAACACAATTGTCGGCGCGGCCAGTTTAGGGCGCTTGTCGCAAAATCTCGGCATGAGCACCGAGCGTCTTTCTGCGTGGCAGCGTGTAGCCGAGGACGCAGGCGGTACAGCCGAAGGCATGACGGCACAGTTGAAGGAGTCGCAGAAGACGATCGCCCAATTTCGCATGGGGCAATCGAGCGAGTCTCTTCAATGGTTCTTCCGGATGGGCGGCACGACCGCCGACCTGAAGGATGGCAATTCGTACCTGATGGCGCGGTCGAAGATCATCAGCGACATCTTCAAGGTCGATCCGGGTAAGGCGCAGCTCGTCGCGTCGCAGATGGGCATCAGCGAGGATCAGTTCAATTTGCTGAAGCAGGGTCCGGCTGTCGTCCAGGCGCAAGTTGACGCGATGGAGAAACTGTCTGCGATCTCGGCCGAGGACGCGCGACAGGCGGATGAGCTGCGTAAGAAGTGGCTCCATCTTAGGCGAGAACTCGAAAAGATAGGAATGAAGATTGTCGAGCAATTGATGCCGACATTCGACTTTCTATTGGCGAAGTTGGAGAAATTGGCAGGATGGATATCGGCTCACCAGAACGACATCCAAAAGTGGATCAATGACGCCATCAAAAGCGTTATGGATTTTGCGAAGCAGGCCGATAAGGCTGCCGATGCGGTAGGCGGCTGGAAGAACGTTTTGATCGGTCTGGCAGCAATCAAGGTTCTGAGCATGGTCTCGCCCCTTTTCAGCTTGGCCTCCGCGCTTACGTCGGTCGGCTCCGCAATGGGGCTGATCGGAGGAGCTGCCGGAGCGACGGCATTGACGGTGCTTGGCGGTCTAGGGGCCGCTCTGTATAGCCAAAACCTGAACTCCGGAGAAAAGGAGTTCATGGACCAGCATCGGTCCACTGGAACGTGGCAAGGCGATCCGATCCAGGACGCACGCAATGCAGCCAACAAAGGGGACGTAGCGACACGACAGCAGTACATCTTGGCGAAGTTAAAGGCGGCAGGCTACAGCGATGCGCAGGCGGCAGGGATCATTGGTTCTCTGATGCAGGAAAGCGGACTAGACCCGAACGCCGTGAATAAGAAGTCCGGAGCTACGGGTATTGCTCAGTGGCTCGGATCGCGCGCGGCCGACTTCAAAAGTCAGTACGGCCACTCGCTCAAGGATTCGTCCTTTGGCGAGCAGACCGACTTCATGATCTGGGAACTCGCGAACAGCGAGAAGTACGCGGGCAGCATCATCAAGCGCGCGCAGACGGCAAGCCAAGCAGCGGAATTCCACGCAAAGCTTTATGAGCGTCCCGGAGCCAACGAAATCAACCTCGGGCGTCGCCAAGATTTCGCCAATGGCATTTACGCATCGATCGGTCAGTCGAATGCCGCATCTGCTGCTGATCTCGCGGCTAACGCCAATAGCGGGGTCAACTCACCCGCCATGCCGTCGTCGAACACCAGTTCGAGCGAAGTGAACATCAACGGACCGATCAACGTCCACACACAAGCGACCGATGCCCCGGGCATTGCTCAAGGTATCGGCTCTGCCATCTCGAAATACGGTTTCGTCGCGCAAGCAAACACCGGGCTTAACTGATGCCTCCCTTCATCGATTTTCCCAATGTCCCGAACGTTCCGGGCGTGCCGGCTATCGCGCGCAGCATCACTGTGCCGACGCCGCAAGCCCTGGAGGTTGGGGCGGCCGGCGCGCTGACGGACCTGCTCGGGTTCAGTGCGCCTGTATGGGGGGTGTTTGACCAAAATGGAAACAAGGTGTTGAACCCCGACTCCTTCTTGGCATTCGACTATCGCAACTCGTCAAGGGTCTCAGACTATCCGCAGGAACAGGGGGCATTCGCTAGCTACAACAAGGTCTCAACGCCTTATGACGTTCGCGTGCGCATGGCGATAGGAGCCGACCAAGCATCGCGCACAGCCTTTCTTGCCCAGTGTGAGTTGATGCTGAAGTCGATTGACCTGTTCAATGTGGTGACTCCCGAGGCCACGTACATCAATGCAACGCTCGAGAACTACGACTACCGGCGCGAGACGAACAACGGCGCTACGATGATTACGGTCGAGATGGCGTTCAAAGAGATACGGATCACGGCTACCGCTCAATTTAGCGCTGGCGCGAGCAGTACGCCATTGGCTGCAGATCAGGTTCAGTCACCGAGCGCAGCGGATCCGGTGAGCGACGGCCAGGTTCAAGCATTCGCCGTACCGCCAGGAACCGTTGCTACGACGGCGCTTCAATAATGCTCACGATCCCGCTTCAGCCTACGCCATCTCAATCTCTGAGCATCGTTCTAGCCAATCAAAACTGCCAGATCAACGTCTACCAGAAGTCAACCGGCATGTACTTGGATCTGGCGGTGAGCAACGCGGCCCTCATCGATGCGGTGATCTGTCTGGACCGAGTTCGTATGGTGCGCGAGAAGTATCTCGGCTTCATCGGAGACCTTGCTTTCGTTGACACGCAAGGCACGAGCGATCCGGTCTATTCCGGGCTTGGCGCGCGGTATCAGTTGATCTATCTCGAAGCCTCAGACCTATGACGTTTGTCAAACGCCGCATTGATGTAACGATCAGTCTGGGGACGGGGCAGTTCGGTGACACGCAAGGCCCTGATGTGACGCTAGAAGGACTTCGGGCGAAAGCGACAGTGGTTAGCTACAACGGCGACGCGCAGGGGCAGTTGCAACTGAGGCTGTATGGACTCCCGCTTCAGATGATCAATCAGTTGACGACCATCGGCCCGATCATGCAGGAGCGGCGGAACAACCGCATTTTGGTGGCGGCAGGGGATGAAGGCGGCGCAATGTCGACCATCTACCAAGGCACGATCGACTCGGCGTTTGGCGAATTCCAAGGCGCGCCAGACGTGGTGTTCAACATTACGGCATTGGCTGCTGCGATTCAGGCCGTGAAGCCAGTTGATGCGGTGAGCTATCGTGGGGCGACCGATGTTGCCACGATCATGCAATCGCTCGCCGGGACGATGGGCTTTGCATTCGAGAACAATGGCGTGCAGGCGCAGCTCTCAAGTCCATATTTCAGCGGTACCGCGTATCAGCAATTAAAGACATGCGCCCGGTCGGCGAATATCTACTTCACGATCGATCGCGGCACGCTGGCGATCTGGCCTAAGACTGCGGCTCGAGCGGGGGATCCAGTTCCGGTTTCCATGGCTACGGGCATGGTGGGTTATCCGGTGTTCTCGGGGAACGGGATTGTACTCACCACGCAGTTCAATCCAGACCTTGCATTGGGCGGTCGGGTGAACGTGACAAGTTCGCTCTCGGTCGCAAATGGAGTATGGAACATTTTCAGCGTCGTGCATGAATTGGAGAGTGAGACGCCGGGCGGGACATGGTTCACGCAGGTGCAGTGCTACCGGATCGGCGTATGAATAACTACGGCTACGCAGGCGTAGCAGACCCAGCAGCGGGCGCAGGGGATTACGGCGCGCTGTCATTTCTGGTCAATCAGATTCTTGCCGAAGTGAGCACTGTGACGCTGGTCAAGGTGGTCGCGGTGACGAATAGCGGTGGCGTGTCACCGGTCGGATTCGTGGATGTTCAGCCGCTCGTCAACCAAGTGGACGGCGCAGGCAATGCAACGCCGCATGGGGTTGTCTACAACCTGCCGTACTTCCGGCTTCAGGGCGGCACGAACGCAATCATTCTGGATCCGCAGGTTGGTGATATCGGAATGTGTGGGTTCGCGAGCCGCGATATTTCATCGGTGAAGTCGTCCAAGGCTCAGGCCAATCCAGGCTCGGGCCGCACGTTCAATATGGCTGATGGACTGTACTTCGGCGGTCTGCTTAATGGCGTTCCGGTGCAGTACATGGCGTTCTCATCGAGCGGGATCGACATCGTTTCGCCGACGCAGATCAGCATGACTGCTCCCAGCATCATCGCGAATGCATCGA